TCATTCCTGCGACATCACGAAGCACAATCCCGCCTAAAGCCTGTGCAAGCGTTCCGAAAATCACTGTCGTGTGAACACGGAGCCACGGGCTGACCGTCTCGGCATTCGTGAAAGCAACGACCTCCTTGCCAAGGTTCTTTGCGTAGAACACCTCCATGGCAGTTCCCCAGCTCGGCTCGTTGGCGTTCACAAGCACAACGTCTGCCTCGTCAATCATCCGCTCGTCTTCCTCTACGAGCTGCTCGGCAGACTCATCCTCAAGGCCACGGTAGTCGTGCTGCATCGGGTCAAGGCATGAGATGTCGTGTATTCCGAGAATCGCAGCGGCTTCGTTTCGCCACGCCTTGCACTCAATGTCTGAGCGACCGTGTATCGGGCCTGCTAGATAAACCTTTTTCATCACGCTTCCTTTCGTGTGTATTTGCCGGGTTACGCCCGGCGCGTCTGCGTCACCTGTGGAGAATCAACAGGCCGCAGCTGCGGTGGTTACTCGCCACCTTCCGCTTGGCGACCAATGACGCTGCGATGATCAGCGTCTACCGGCAATGGCGTGCCCGGCTGTTCGTCTTGTGTGAATGTTGATGCGTCCTCAAGCGTCTGCCGTCCACAGGTGTGTGCCTGCATCAAACGATTGCCCCAGCGTCCGTCCCACGGCTCACGGTCAAGCGCCTCAACGCACAGTCTGAGAGCGGTGTAAAGCAGAGTCGCCGTGCCAGCGATCTGCTCTGGCGTTGCGTCTTTGACTGGTGCTGGCTTTCCGCTTGGCTTCACGCGATTGCGAACCACCTTCGGCGACAGGTCATCAAACCGTGCCTCATGCTCGTTCCAGTCTCGCGTCGTCGGCGGGCCGCCCTCGTTGATTTTTCCGTCTCTCATGCGGGCACCTCGCTGCCGATGAGAATCTCAGCCTTGGTAACCAGCAGGCCCACAATCTCGTCGTGCTCGGCCTGGCTGAACGTGCCATCTGCCAGACGGTCTGATGTCGTCTTGCGAAGTGCGTCGCAACGTTCCAGCGTGGCTGCTCGACTAACGGCCAGCCTGGCCTTCTCAACCGGCGTGAACTCAGGTGCCACAGGGCTCGGAGTCTTTAGCTTGATGACGCCGCCTGTCGGCTTGTCGTCATCAAACTTTGGACGCACGACGACGGGCTCTGACGCCACTGGAGGATGCGGGTAGTCCTGCGCCTCCTCGGCGGTGATGAGGCCACGCAAAGCGTCAGCGAATGCGTTACGCAGGGCAAAGCCTCGAGCACGCAGTGCCAGCATCCTTTCGGGATACTGTGACCAAGGCCCGGCCTTTCCAGCGAGCCCGGCCCGCTTCGCGTCCGCCATGCTGAAACGGCTGACGGTAGGTGCTGGATAGCCGCGACGCTTGCACTCGCAGACGGCGGTGAGGTTGTCGCCCTGGCCCTCGGTGTACTCCTTCACGTACTCACAGACAGGGCTGCTCTGCACTAGGGCGAGAGCCGCGTCGCCCCAAATGGTCGGCCTGCCGTTGATGACGGCGATGCTCTGAAGCGACTGCATCGGCGAGAGCCCGACCTCGCTGCCGTGCTGGATCGCCAGCATGCACGACTCTGGCTTCCCCTTGAAATCTTTCGGGGCAAACTCGCTGCCGCTCACCATCTTGGCAAAGCGGAAAGCATCGTCGAATGACGCCAGCGCAAGTCCCGTCTGTGCTCTGTTTGTGCTGATTTCCGTGGTCATTTGCGTTTCCTTTCGTGTGAATTGCTGGTGTCTTACTGCCTGTCAGTTCGTCGTCGTGCGTTCTGTGGTTGGTTTTGTTGCTAGCTCCTCGACTGCCCTGGCGGTTGCCTCAGTGGCTCTCGCTACCGTTTCAATGGCGTCATAGATGTCGCCGAGGCACGCGACGCACCTAGTCAGTGAGATGCGAATGTCTGCGGCGTGGTATGCGATTGAGTCATCAATCTGCGCGCACTCCGCTCGCTGGATTTGTTCTTCTTTCTGCGGCAAAGCATCGCTCTGTGGCGGATTGCTGGAGTAATCTCGTGCCTCAACTCCGTCTTGCTGGCCAATGAGCCTACGAACCAACTCGTCTGCCTCTTCTTTGTTGACGTAGACGGCCCCTCCTTTGTCCTGAAGAGACGCCATCAGCTTGTAGCCGCTGATCTTGAAACCCTGCCACGCATCGGCAAGCAATGCGTACTCGCGTGTGGCAGGACGAGTTGGCGAGTGGGATCCATACGAAGAGAGCGGCACGTGCCCATCTGGAATGTGCTCTAGCTTGTGAACTGGAAACTGTGGCCTTTTCTTCATCTGCGTGTCCTTTCGCGTTTTCTTCCGTGTAAAAATCCCGGCTCTGCGTCATGCTCACCGGGTCGTCAATTGCGTCCCTGCTGCTCCGGTTCCACCGGCTCCTTTCCGCTCGTCTGCGTCCTGCTGGCGAGCGTTCCTGTGTACGGGTGGCTGGCCTGTGCCTTGCGGCTTTTGCACCCCTCGGCGCCGAGGAGACAGGCCAGCGACCTTGTGTGTTGTGACTACTTGCTCCCTCCCCGTGCGGTCCTCACTGCGAGTGGTCACCGATTGGGGGAGATTGATATTCAGTCGTTCACCAGCGCGCAATCCCCTCGCGCTAGCGCCCCCCCCCCCCCCCCCGAGGGGCGCTTTCAACTGGTTGCGGTGAAAAACGTCAAAACGGCAATACGTTTCCTTCCGGCCACGGTCGCGGGTCCACTTCAACGATGTCGCCAGCGGTCTCAACGATGAGCCGTCCGTTGTGGTGATCGATCACTCGTCCGTCCTCGTATGACCTCGGCGACCATGTGCTCAGGCGGAACGTCAGGTAGTCACCTACAGCAAACGTGTCGAAGGCTCGGCGAGTGCCGTACGTCTCGGTCATTCCGGCGATTGCACCGGCGTATTCAGAAGCGTGTGAGTCCATTTCCTTTTCTCCTTGGTGTTGGGCCTACTGTACAAACGATCAGGCACCAGTCAATCTACTAGACAGGGTTTCTAGTTCCATGTTTTGGGTATTGGATAGCGTTAGTTCGTCAGGCAAAAAGCCTCGCAAGAGTGGCTGCAAGAAAGTCAATGCAGCTGGCCAGCGTCTGAGCGATCTCAGAGTCGGTGCAAGTTCCTGCCCAAGGCGGATCATGACGAGCGAGTGGATGATTCGGTCGAGGTGACGTTTCATCGGGCCATCCTTGGCAAGAGATTCCTGACGTGCGAGCGACACTCTAGGGTATCGTTAGTTAGGCTGTCAAGTCTTCAGAAAAAGATTTATGGGCAACGTTTCCAGCGGGGAAACGCTACTTCTTTTTCTTCTTCGCGGATTTCTTCCGCTTGGCGGCTGGCCGCTTGGCTAGGTGGTTCTTGCCAACCGACCTGGTGGTCAGGTTATCTCGAGCCTCTCGGGCCGCCTCGATCGGAATGAGCCAGACGCGCTCACCGAATCGCCTGCCCTGCAGCTTGCCGTTGCCGAGCAGCATTCGCACCCATCCTTCGGTGCAGCCCATCAGATCGACAGCCTCGCGGACTGTCAGATATTCGCCGCCTTCAATCTTCTGGGGGGTCATGCTTACCATCCTTGCGATACTACCAGCTAACGCCAGTTAGACCAACCTACGCGGACAACCTTGGTCCGTATTCCACAGCACAATCATCGTTTCGGAATCTTCCCTAGGTCTGTTCACTAGAAACGCTGTACACTATCGATCGTCCCGAAACGGGGCGATTGTTTTAGCGGATGGGGTGGCGTTCAAAACGCTGTCCATCAGTGTGCAGGGTTTTCAGCGGACATACCACCGACTTGAACGCCCGTACACTACCGCATACAATCGCCTCCAATTACCAAAGGAGACGAGAAATGACCCTGCGAGAGTTGCTGATTGACCGTGTCGCACCGTTGAAGAATCTGTCCGACAGGACCGTTGTGATGTACGTGAGCACCTTGGACCGCTTCCGCGACTTCCTCGGCCACGAGCCGACCGTGGATGACTTGGATGACTTGGTCGTGAGCAAGTTCTTGCGGTGGCGTCAGGTGACGCAACACAGTCGGTTCAAGCTGATTTCCCCTGCCTCGCTGGCGAAAGATTCCGCCCACATCCGTTCTCTGTGGGGCTGGCTGGCTAAGAAACGCTGGAAGACAACCAACGGCGAACTGCTGGAGTTCCCAGACTATGCCCGCCCGCGCGTCCCAAAGTGCGTACCGAAGGCGTACAAGGCTGAAGAGCTAGCCAAGCTTGTCGAGACAGCCCGCCGCCGCAAAGGGGCTGTAGCGGGCAAGCCAGCCGCCTGGTACTGGACAACAAAAATCCAAGCACTTTTCCAGACCGGAGAACGCATTGGCGCGATCATGCAGATCCGTTGGTCGGAAGTGGACCTTGAGCGGAACACGCTCACGTTCCTCGCAGCCACGCGAAAAGGGCATCGGGAGACGATTACACGCCCGATCACGCCGCAGCTGTCCAAGATGCTGGCGGCGCAGAAAGGCCCGCCAGAGGCTCGTGTATGGGCTTGGTTGGATGACCGCGAAATGCTGTCGTGTTACGCCTCGTTACGGGTGCTGTGCCGGTGTGCTGGCGTGCCGTACAAGCCGTTCCACGCCATCCGCAAATCCACGGCCAGTTACCTCAAGCGGGCCGGAATCTCGGCGAAGAAGCAGTTGGGACACTCGTCGGAGGAAATGGCCGAAAACCACTACTACGATGAGGAAATCACCGGGCGGGAAAGCAATCTGGACTACTTGCCACCGATCGACAAGCCGCCGGAAAAGCCCGGGGCGTGAGTCAACAAAGTTTCCAAGATTGCGCTGATGTCTAATCCCTCCCACCATTTAAGGAAAAACGAAATGCCTAAAAACGACCATGTGACGATTGAGCAGACAGGCAAAAGCCTCAAACTCCAAAAGGTGCTTGCGACTTTAACGCTGGTTCTCGGAGCCATCCTGATCGCGGCTGGGTTTCAGTTCGCATCGCCGGAGGCGTCACGAAAGACGATTGCCAATGGCTGGCTGACGCTTGCCGGCGGAGCGATTTGGTTGTTGTCAGCGAGAGCGTTGTCGTGGTGGCATCAAGGTTGACGCTGGTTGCCAAACCTCTGCCGAAACGAAAATGAGCCGAGGTTTCGTATCAGTCAAACAAGTGCTGCTTCGCTGCCTGACGCCTGGCCATCGCATCTACTCGAGATGGGTGGCCCGGCTCGGCTGGCAACTTCTCTGGCGGCATCATGAACGCTTCAATGTCGTCGGCCAGCTGCGACGCTCGGTATTCCACCTCGCGGACAGTGTCGAGGACGAGCGTGTGGTCGCCAGCCTTGGCGCGGTCGCAGAGCTCGCCCTGGCCGCCGATGTTTGGGTTGTAGAGCAGTTCAATTGTCCATGTAATTCTGGCACCGACTCTTGCCAGCTTGGTCAGCCATTTCCGCATGGACGGCGTGAGCCGTGCGGGCATGCGGCGCCGTTTGCCCTTTGCTGGTGGCAGATCCTCGTCTGCAATGAGTGACCGCTGAACCTCGCCCATGCAGCGAGTGTGCAAAACGTGTCAAGTCCGCCGGGCTTCACGGCAGGCCTGTCTCATCCAGGTGCGGTTTGCCATTGACTCAAACCAGAGGCGAGCAAACATGCCAACGGTCTGCTCACCGACGCTTGAGTAGAGAGAACGCAGCTGCTCGCTGTCTCCCCACATTGCCTCGACATCCTCGCGGACTTTGGCAATCAGAACCTTGCAGTCCTTCACCGCTGCCATCTCTGACTCGGGCTGAGACCGTGCCAGCCGCGTCCAGTGCTCGACGTTCCAGCATCTGCAGATAGCGTCCACGAACTCGTCAAACGCACGCCCGGCGTTGACGGCACGCGGGCCTATCTCTTGCCTCAGTCGGCTGCGCAGGTGCGGCAGCATTCCGCCCGGCGCGTCGCCCACCGTCACCTCCCGCCCGCAGGCCGTGGTGGTGCATCAGGCGTGGACGACGCGCCGGAAGCCTTTCCGCCACACGTCGGGCAGGTGGTCCTGTGGCCGTCTCCGTGCGTGATATATCCCTTGCCGCCGCAGTCAGCACAGACGGCAGGCTTAGGCTTGGGAGGCTCTGGCTGCGGATCTGGCGCCTTGTCAGGAGCCACGGCTGCATACGCTGCCGAGACCGCCGCCGAGGCCCGTGGAGCCTCACGGTCAATCTGTGCCGGATCAGCAGACAAAGCAGCAAGTACGGAGAGCAGCCATTGCCACATGCGTCACCATCCCTGTCCGTGGTTGAGGACTCGGTGCCCGTCAGAATCCACGCGAGCGTGAACGACGTAGTGCGGCTGTGCCGGGGGGGGGGCGGCAACGGCCATGACCCACAGCCCGAGTTTTGCCACCCGTGCGAGGAATCGCAGGACCGGGCG